CGGGCGTACAATCATCGGCACAGCGCCAAATGAAAACTTGGCGCTGTGCCGATGCTGTTTAAAAGGGCGCATGCAGGTTCAGAAATGGCAAGTCATCAAGCAAAGCCTTCCTTCGCTCCACCGTTCAGAGGCGCTGTCCTTTATCCCAGCGTGATGCTGACCGCGCCATCCGGGCTAACACTCAATTTCATGCACAGCAAGTATCGCTTGTAAAACGCTTCCTTCTCCTTGTCCGTCATCATAATCCACGAGTTTTGCAGCGCCGTCTCCATCATCTCGCGAACGTTGAATGGTTTCGCGCTTTCTCCCGCCAGCTGCTGATTGATTTGCTCCTGAATTGCATTGATCAGCGTACTGGTTTTGATGTTGTACGACGCCGCCGTACAGAAGTCGTCAATGAAGCAGAACGGGATTTCATGCCGCGCCAAGGTGTCCATGATGGCCATGCCCGTTTTGCCCTTCTCCAGCATAACAAGGAAGCGGACGCTGTCCAGCTGGCGAATCATCGCCCAGTAGTCGCTGTCCGATGAAACAAGGATGACCGCATCCACGCCGGAGGTATACACTTCGCGGCTTGTCCGCACCGCCAGCGCCATATCGCACTGCGATTTGTTCTGGTTCAGCCGCTCGACCTTAATATGTTCCAGCTCAAGGTTCGCTTTTTCATCCACCGCCGTAGAGAGCGTGCGGTCAACCAGCGTTTTCCATTGTGCCGTTGTATACTCGCTGTCAAACAGGATCACCTTGGATATTTTGCCCAGCTGCTCGGTCGGGAGGCTGCTCAGCGCCGCCGCGAGCTTCACGGCATCCGAATTTTCGCAGTCCACCGCAATCAGGCATTTTTTGCATTGCTCCAGCAGCCTGCCCAGATTGCGCATCGTGTGGTTGCCCGCATCACGCACCAGCGACAGGTTTTCAAAGCGGTCTTCGTGGCGTTCATAGAGAATCGTTACGAATTTTTCATCATTATAGAGGATATTGCCCTTGCTCTCCGGGCTTGTGGCAACAGCATCCCAGTTAATCCAGCAATGGAACGGGTAGCGGCGGGTATCGCTTTTATAGTATTCCCCTGCTTTTTTAATGCCCTCTTTCTTCGTCCCGTTCGGCATCAGGAAAATGGGTTTCACATAGTCCCACTTCACCCATTCCGGGAAAAAGCGCGCCACTTGATTGATTCGGTTGCTGATTTCACAGTTGATGCTGATAATGTATTCGTCAATATCCGGCTTTGCTTTGTAAATTCTGACGCCGTCCTGTTCCAGCTGCGCCACCGCTTCTGATGGAATGAGATTCGGCACGCTGCCGATATTGCGGAAGCTCATGCGAAATTCATTCACAATGGCTGGATAATTGCGTTCCATCGCCGTGCGAATGCGGCACAGATTGCGGATAATGCGCGCCTCTTTGTGCGCATCCAGCTCTTCGTAGCTTTTCAGCAGAAATGGCCTCGCATTTTCTTCGCCAAAGTTTTCTTTGTCGATGCCAATAAGGTATGCCATCGGCGACACCAGCGTGTACGTCGAATTCTGGAACTCATTGTAGATGATTTTTTTGTCAAGCGCCGATGGCTTTTGCTGATTTTCCGGATTCTCATCGTCTATTTCAAGTGCTTGAACGAGTTTTGATAAATCAGCGAGATTATTGGAGGTGATTGTTTTACGCGCTTTCGGCTGGGTTTTCGTTTTCTTTGCCATGTGGAAGACTCCTTTCCTGTATTTTTTTATTCATTTCCATCATACCATTTTGGCGGCGGCATTGCAAGGGCAGCAGCGCACAAATATATTCCTGCTTTGCGCATTGTTTTTCCCGGAAGTGTTTGACAAAAACTGCTCGATAGTTTTATTTTTCTTGACAGCAGGTTATTATAGTGCTATACTATTATTAACATTTGATACACACAAATTGATTATATCGGGAGGGCTTTCTGTATGGAATACGTCACCCACCTCCGCGAGGACGGCAGCTATCAGCCACTCAACAATGCAGTGGGATGATGTGGTCAAGAAGGCGGCTTCCACGAAGAAAAAAGGTGCGTGGCATGTGGATATGGTCAATATCTTGTGGATAAAAAGAAAAAACCATCTACATTTTGCAATGCAGATGGTAAAATGTGTCGAAGTGGCGGGATTCGAACCCGCGGCCTTTTGGTCCCGAAGCGCCTCAGCGTCTCTGACGCGCAGTTGGTGCATTCATGAGTGCCTGTGCGCTCACCACCGCTAACGTGCCTGTATTTTATCATGCGTTGTTCTTTGCTGTCAACATTTATTTTTTTATTGCTTGCATTCTTTCGCAGTGCGGCGCTTGCGTTTACTATCGCACGTTCTACCCCACACGCTCCGCATTCTTCCGTGATGTATTTCAGCGTCCTGCGCTATCTGTCACAACCGTCACAACTGTGATGCGATTTTTTCTTCTATAATATGCGCCCTTCTTATGAAACTGGCACATTATAATTATTTTCTGTCACATTCAAAGAAAACTGTCACACAGAATAAGCCCACCCCCTAATTTTTCAAGGCCCACGCTGTAAACGCTTGAGCCTCTCCCGGTGTAGCATTCCCCTTTGAATGCTTTTCTTATCGGGGGGGGGGATGGGCTGAATTTCTCGCAGTCGAGTGAAATCAAAACCGTTTTGGTGCGTATAGCCGCGCCTGAAACGCTCAAAAATTGTGTGCTTTCTCAAAAACCGCGTCGCCCGCACCCATATTTGTCGTGCTCTTTTCTCCGAAAACTGGAAAGCCAACGAAAAAAAAGCGGCAGCTACCGCCCAATCAGGGAAGCTGCTGCCGCCTTGCTGTATGAAGTTACTGAACCCCGTCGTCATCCGTCCATGGCTGCGTGTAGGTCAGTGCCCGCTTGCTGTCGCCGGTGCCGGTGGTCGTCGGGTCGGCGACGATGCCCAGAATCGCCAGCACCGTGAAAATGGCGTTGACCACCTGAAGCAGCTTGTCGCCGATTTCCCCCAGGTCAATGCTTACGCCAATCAGCGCGGCCACCGCCTGAACCAGCAGCAGCACCGCCGGAATGAGCGCCACCCAGAACGCCTTGTTCTTAACGCGCACAAGCCAGTTGATTTTCATGTCGTTCACCTCCTTCGCCTTTGCGTCGCTCTCGTCAGTCCGCCGTGCTGTCAGGCGGATGATATGGCGCAGCCATCTGATCCAGCCGGTGGTGCGCGCTCTTGACGCTGCTCTCCACTCTGGCCAGCCGCTCCGCATAGCCGTCCAGCCGCTCACGCATGGCGCGCTGCTCTACGCGGATGTCATCCACGCCGCCCGCAATGCTGTCCAGCTTTGCGTGTACCTGCGCTTGGCTTGCAGCCTCGCCGCGTGTGTCACGTCGTGCGCCAACCAGCAGCGCAATGAACGCCACCAGTAGGCTGCCCAACGCAATGATAGCCCCTGTTTCCATGTGTCCAGCTCCTTCCTTTGGCTTTATTTACCTTCTTGCTTTTGCAAGCTGGTATCAAGAAAAGAAACTGCCCTGTATCCCCCGTCGGGCAGCTCAATCCGCTGCTGGATACTTGACAGCCGCTTCTGTATGATGGCAATGTTGTGGGCTTCCTGCTCGATGCCCAGCGCCTGGTATCCCTCTTGCAGCGCTGCCAGCAGCGTGCTCCCGCTTCCGGCAAACGGATCGCAGATGCACCCGCCCGGCTTGCACAGCCGCACCACCTGCCGCATCAGCTCAATGGGCTTTTGCGTCTAATGCCAGCGCTCGTGCGTCGGTACATTCGCCACTTGGAAAAGCCCCGGCAATACGCTCACGCCGCGCTCGACTGGCAGCGGTCCATTGCTGCCCCATACGATGTATTCACATTGCTGTCGAAAGCGCCCCAGCTGCGGCCTGCTGTTCATCTTGTCCCAGACAGCCACGCCGCGCCATGCCCAGCCCGCCCATTGAATCGCGTCCGTCAGCGCTGGCAGTTGCCGCCAGTCCACGAACAGCGCGCACACTGCGCCGGGCTTGCAGGCTTTGCGCGCCGCCGCCATGATTTCATGAAGAAAAGATGTCCATGCCCGCTGCGCCAGCGCGTCGCCGCTGAAATCAGGATAGGGATTCCCTTGCTCGCCGAAGCTGGTATATTTGTCCCGCGTGCTCCGTGCTTTCTCGCCCATGGACATGCCGCCGCTGGCATAGGGTGGGTCGCTGATGACGGCGGACAGTTCAGCGCCTTCCAGCTTCCGCAGCTCTATCAGAGCGTCCCCTTGAATGGCTGCCCATCCGTCCGTCAGCATGTTCGCCAGCTCGCCGCCGTTCATCCCCGTCCTCCCTCCGCACTGGCCGCACCCGGATAGCATTCCAGCAGATACGCCGCCGTTGCAGCGTCCAGCCCGCGGATCGTCACCGTGTAGGTGTCGCTGTCCGTGCTTTCCTGCGTACCTTCCAGCGCTGCCCACGTCTGTGCACCGACGATGCCGTCCACGCTCAGCCCGTTGATTTTCTGGAAGTCGCGCACCGCCGCTTCGGTTGCCTTGCCGAAAATGCCGTCCGCATCCAGCCCATAGGCCAACGCGTTCAGCATCTCCTGCAAGGTGCGCACCTCTGCACCTTTGCTGCCCCTCCGCAGCGTGATCCGCTTCGTCCCGGTCTCCTGCGTCTGCTGCTCACCCGCTGCCGCTTCGGCGGACGTGTCGCCGGTGCCGTAGTCGATTTCCTTGAAGTAGCCCGCGTGCGTCCAGCCGTTGGCCAGCGTAGACCCTGCCACCCTGCCCATGGAAGCGGAAGAATGCACGACGTTGCAGGCGCGTTCCCGCCCCTTCTTGTCCACATCCGTCAGGGCGTTTTCACCCGCATAAAGCCCAACGTGGCTGAAATTGCCTCGACCGTCCGCGTGATACTTCGCCGGATAGCTGCCCCCGTCTTCGTGAATGAACAGCGCCATGCCCACCTGAAGCCCCGCCTTCTTCGCCTCGCTGAGCGGCATCAGCCCCGTCACGGCCCGCGCCATGGCGTTGCTTCCCGCGTAGTCCATCTTTCCGCCGCAGGCACGCACAGCCGCCTCAATCATGGCTTGACAGTCCATTTCCTGATAGCTGCGCTTCTCCTGCGCATACTGGAGCGCCTGTGCTGCCACCTGCGCCCCTGTCGGCTTTGCCATCGTCATGTGCTCCTTTCAATGTCCGCCAGCAGCTCGCGCCGCTGCCGTTCCAGTTCGCCGCTGTCCGTCTCGATGCCGTGCATGGCCAGCAGCTCCGCTTGCTTGCGGATGACCTCCTGCGCCCCGTCCAGCATCCGGCACAGCCGCTCGATGATCTGCAAGTGGCTCATGTCCTGCCGCCTCCCGCCATCGCGCAGCCAAAGAAATAGCCCAGCAGAAACGTGCTGGGCAGTATCCAAATCAGGTGCAGCGGATTCATGCCTGCGCCCCCTGTTCGTCGTTTTCATCCTTCGGCATCTCCGGCCAGACGATGCTTGCCGGGAAACCCTCCTGCTGCGGCACGTCCAGCAGCGCCTGCCGATACTTCGCCCAGTCGCCGCGCAGATACTGCCCCAGCTGCTTGAAAAAGCCCAGCCACGCGGAAAAGGTTGCGCCCTCCGGCACATCCAGTCCGGCGCGGAAAATGCTGCCGTGCGCGTCCACTTCTTCCAGCAGCTTGTTGCGGATACCTCTGGCAATGCCCTTCGCCCCGTCCATGTCGCCCAGCTCAACCGCAGATGCAAGCGCCGTGCGCATGTTTTCCAGCTGTTGCGCAGCCTGAATCTCTGCCGCCTTTTCCCGGCGCGCTTCCTTGATTTTGTCGTTCGGGTTAATGATTGTGTTCACGGTGGTTCCTCCTTCATGATGTCGGTATAGGTTCGATCCATCTGCTTCAGCAGGTTGCGCGTGTTCCCGCGCTGCGCGTTGGCCTTCCAGCAGCGGTAGTGGTCGCGCACCTGCGCCATGGTCATGCGCCCGTCTTCGACGCGCTTGCGCATCTTCCGCAGCTTTCGCCGCTCCTGCCCGACCTTCTTGTCGTTCAGCTTTCGCACAACCTTCCCGCGGTCGGTCAGGACAAAACGCCATTGCAGCCACATCACGCCCTGCCGAAGCGGGTAAATGCGCGTCTTGCTGTTCAGCTCCAGCCCCAGCGCTGCCATCTGCGTGCGGATGTCAGCCAGCACCTGCTCTAACTTCTCTCGGTCGCTATGAATCAGCGCAAGGTCGTCCATGTAGCGCAGATAATGCCGGATACGGTGCGTTTCCTTGATGCGGTGGTCAAGCGTATCCAGCACGGCCAGTTGGTTGAGTTGACTCACCTGACTGCCCAGCCCGATGCCGCGCTCGCCGCCAAAGCTGTCGATGATCCGGGCGTTATGCCGGACGGTCTCGCTGTCGTATACGCGCTTCGCCACAGCCGCCTTGGCAACTGCGTGGGGCGTGCTGTCGAAGAAATGCCGCACGTCGCACGCCAGCACCCAACCGCCAGCGCAGAACCTTCCCAGCCGATGCCCGATGGCGGCTTCTGCCGCTTGTTTTTGCTCCCGGTAGTATTGTTGCAGGTGCGCCGTCATGCGGTCAAGGGCGAAGTCTACGCCTTTACCGCGCTGACATGCACCATTGTCGTAGATAAAGCTCGACGTAATGCTGGGATAAAGCACCGCGTCGCAAAGCGCCCGCTGGAATTGCCGGTCGCGCAGCCGCGTGGCTACAATGTCCCGCACCTTGGGTTCGCGGATGGTGAAACGCTGGTAGCTGCTCAGCTTGTAGCTGCCGTGCAGCAGCTCCTGCCGCAGCCGGTAGGTGTTGGCAAGCGCATAGTGCTCATATCCTGCCGTGCTGGGCTTCCAACGCACGCCACGGCAGCACTTCTTCAGCGCCTTGTAAAGCGCGCCGAACTGTATGGCTTCATCGAATTGTTTTCCCATGTTCTTTGCCGCACTGTCGCGCATAGGCGGGCCAGCTGCATCATGTTCGCACCTTGCGGATGCAGCGCCGCCGTCGTCCAGTCTTGCGGCCTTGTATTCCCCGGATGCTCCGGGCGGGTCGCCCGCTCCTTGTGTGTGCATTGTTCTGATTTCGGCGCAAGTTCGCGCTTACTATAAACGCACTCGCTCCCGATCGGCTTGGTGAAGCCGCGGAAGCGGCACACAATCCGCCAGCACGCCATTGCTGTTGCACGCATTGTTGTTGTTAAGGCTGCCGTCCGTGTTCACGTTGCGCACGTTGTTGCCGTTCCCAGTGTTCGGGGTGCGCAAGGTAGTGCGGAACGAAAGGCTGAATCAGCGTGTGACCCGTGGCTTTGCGCCGTCCTTTTCCCGCGCCGATGGCTTCGCGTTCGGATTCGCGTTCGGAAGAAGCTGACCATATCGCCGATAGTCCGCATCCCGCCAGCCTTTCAGCAGCGCCATCTCTTCCACCATCAGCCCCGTCCAGTATTCCGCACGGTCGCCGCTCAGGTGCAGCACCGTATAGGCAAGGTCGGCGTAGCCCATCAGCGCGTCCAGACTGCTGAGCGCCGCCACCTGTTCGCTGCGCCGCTGGGTGTAGTCCTCCGCCGTTGTAACGCGCACGGCGTTCGCCCGGCGTACATGCGCCAGAACGTGCGCCGCTTCGTGCAGAATGTCCGCCGTCAGCATCCAGCGGTCGCGCCGTGGAAATTGCTTCTCGTTCTTGCAAATGGTGAAAATGTACTCTGCCAGCTGCCGCGCCTTCGTCAGCACGTCCAGCTCATTGGCTTCCCGGAAGGGTGCAATCACTGCCATGGGGTTCGCTCCTCCATGCCTGCGCGCCTACCGGCGCGGGATGATTTTGATTTAATAGATGGTAAAAGCCGCCAGCACGCCATTGCTGTTGCACGCATAGTAGTTGTTAAGGCTGCCGTCCGTGCTCACGTAGCGCACGCTGCTGCCGTTCCCAGTGTTCGGGGTGCGCAACCAGTACCAGCGCGGTGCGCCGTTCAGCAGGTAGATGCGGTCGGCGTTGGTCGCTCCAGCGAAGAAGGGATAGGTCTGCCCCTCGGTAATGTTGTTTTCATGGCCGTAGCCCATCTCGTCCCGGCTCAGCAGCCACACCCGGTCGCGCACCACCTCGCTGCCGCCGCCGTCCGTCACAGTGTTCAGCGCTACGGTCTTGTCCGCCTCGCCAATGGCGGCGACCAGCCCTTCGTCCAGCTTTTTCAAGAAGCCGTCACGCGCTGCGTAGCTTGGCGCGCGGTCGAACTCGTTCTGCGGCTGCCACCATGTCCCGCCAGCCTTGTCGCTGTTCAGCCACTGCCGGATTGCGCTTTCCTTGTAGCGGTTGCTGCCGTAGCGCAAGCGGTGCGCGTGGTTCATATGCTCCGTGTGCCCATCCGCCGTGCCCAGGTCGGTGCCGTCGCTTCCCGCGCTGACGCTCACCGTCTCGATGACGGCAGCTGCCTCGCGGCTGGCGTAGGTGCTGATTTTCGTCGCCAGCGCCTGCTGCTGGTAGCCCCACGGAAACATGATAACGCCGCCCGCAGGCACCGCCTGCGCCAGCGTGAATTGCAGCGCAGCCCCGCCGCCGTACTCCACGTCATAGCCCGCCAGCAGCGTGAAATGATAGGTTCCAGCCGCCAGCCCGTCCGCGGCATAGTACAGCGCTTCCGTCGCGTCAAACTGGCTGGCATCCAGCAGCGTGTGCAGCGCGAAGGTCGTGGAGTGCTGGAATCTCCCGTGCGGATCAAGGTCGATGTCATGCCCCAGAACGTCCAGCAGCATCGTTTTTTCGCCGTAGCTCACCGCCAGCTGGCTGCCCACCGGGAAGTCGCTGCTGCCCATGCCGTGCCGGATGATCTCCTGCACGTCCGGCCACGCTACCACGCTGCCCGTCTGCATCAGGTGCTTTGCAATCAGTTCCAGCGCCTGTGCCTGCCGTTCCGCGTTCTCGTTGCTTGCAATGTTCAATCCCATGCTTGTCCCTCCTTAGTTGGTCGTTTCTGCGGTGCTTTGCGCTGCCGCATGGTCGATGGTCACGGTGCCGTCCGCTTCTTCTGTCAAGCTCCACCCGCGCAGCCCGCTCACGCTTGCGGCAGCCTCCTGCGCGGCTTGCTGGGCGTTTGCGGCGGCTTCCTGCGCCGCGCTGACGCTGCCCAGAATCTGCTGCACCCATGCAGGCGGCTCCGTGGGCGTGCTGCCGCTGCTTTCAATGGCAGCCTCGATGCGCGTGCGGAATACCGGGCTTTTGCGAATCAGTGCGCCCTTGACGGCTTGCACCTCCGCCCTGCCGTATCCGCCCTTGGCGGTGTCCGCCGCCGTGGGCTTCCATGTCAGGGTGTTCCCGCTCTGGGTGATCTCCGGCAGATAGCTTTCGGTTTCGCCGGGGCGCACCGCCGCAATCAGGAACGTGGCTCCTTCCATGTTATCCTCTGTCCACGCGCTTACGTCGATTTGCACCTCTTGCGTCAGGTTTTCTCCCTGCCGCCCCAGCTTCACCACGTCCAGCCCCTCGACGTGATAAATTTCCCCCTTGTCCTCATCGGTAGGCTTGGGTGCTTCTTCATCGGTGGTCACGTTCATTGCTACAGGCTCTGTCTCTGCTGCCTGCGTCATCGCTACGGCTGGCGTGTCCTCCAGCGCAGCTTCGATGCGTGTGCGGAATACTGGGCTTTTGTAGCAGCTGTCGCCCAGCGTGGCGCGCACTTCGCCGCGTCCATAGCCGTCCTTTGCCGTGTCGTCCCGCGTCGGCATCCAGCACAGCGCGCTGCCGTCCAGCGTTACGCCCTCCGGCAGATAGCTTTCGGTCTCGCCGGGGCGTACTGCTACAATTTCAAGGTGTGCGCCCGGCAGCGTTGCCAGCCAGCTGCTCACGCCGATTTCGATGCGCCGCGCCTTGCCTTCACCTTGTCGCCCCAGCTCCACCATGCTCAGCGCTTCCACCGCATAACGGTGGCAGGGAAGCGAAGCCTTGCTTTCGCTTTCCGTGGCTTCCTGCGCCGTCTCTGCCGCTTCCTCCTGCAAAGGTGTCGCTGCTGCTTCGTCGGCTTCCTGCTGCCCGTCCTGCGCGCTTTCCGGCAGGTCTTCCAGCATGTTCATTGCTTCGGTGATTTCGCTCATTGCTTTCCCTCCAATCTGGTCGTTTTGTTCTCGTGCCTCACAAGGGAGGCACCCGTGCACGCTCCTGCATCAGTAATCACCCCCGCCCGTGGATTGAATGAACGTTTGCGCGAAAAGATTCGCCTCGATGCGCGTCAATTTGTCCGGCACCAGCTCCACTGTGTGCCATGCGCTGCGTGTGATTTTCCCGTCCTCATCCTTTTCCAGATAGGCGGAAATGTCCAGCTCCCGCTTGCTGATGGCTTCGCTCGGCACCTCTGCCCCGTCCACCAGCAGTCGCACGCTTCGCGCTGTCGTCCCCTCGAAAATGCCGTAGGTGATGTCGTGGGTGTGATCCGGCAGCGTCAGCTCATGCGTGTGCGCCGGGATGCTCACGCGGTGATTGTGCCCCGGTATCTTGACGTTGTGCGTGTGCGCCGGGATGTCCACCGTAAACCCCGGCACGTTGATGGAAAACTCCACCTTGTGTGCGTGCTGGAATTTGTGCGTATGCGCTGGGATCGCGTGGCTATGGCTGCCACTTTCACCGCTGTTCTGGTTGCTTGTTCCGCCGGTCATCAGCGCCACGCTGCTGCTGTCTCCGTCGCCCGCTTCATTCGCCGTCAGTGTTCGTCCCCCCGTCGTCCCGCTGATGCTGATGCTTTTGGGTTTGTAGCCGACTACGCCGCCCGTGTTTCCCTTGTCGCCGATGCTGCCATAGCTGTGCTGGTGTCCCCATGCCAGGTTCTGACTGCCGGAAAAATCATGCGAATGGCTGTTGATGGTGTGCGCGTGCTTGAAGCATGTATGCTTATGCGCCGCGATGTCGTGCGTGTGCCCTATTGTGTGTTTGTGTTTTCCCGCATCATCTGTTGTCAACCCCGCTGTGTTTGCCGCTGTAGAATAGCCCGTGCCATCAATGTTTGCGAAATTCCCGATAGCTGTTGCTGTGCCGCCGCCGTTGGAGGATAGCACGCGCACCGGTTGAGAAACTGTCGTTTCGCCGCCGGATTCGCTGGTGCAGGCTACGTCCTCGCTGTTGCTGGATGTCGCCGTGCTGCCACCGCCGCTGGAGCTGGTCTGCGTGGTACTGCCACCCGCCGCCGCGCCGGTCTCATAGGCGCGAAAGGCGCTCAGCTCCCAACTCAGCTGCATCCGATTGATGCGCACCAATCCGCTGGGAATATAAAACCGCATTTTCGCCGGATGCTCCGGGTCGGCGTTGTCCGCAAAGGGGATGGCGAAGATTTGCGTCGCCCCTTGACTGTAAAGCTCGCCGATGCCTACCCGGTCGGCCAGCGTGTTGATGCTGTCCGCCACGTCCCGCACCGCGTTGGCAATGGTGATTTCCACGCTGCCCAGATCGCCCCGCAGATTCTTCTTGCTGATGGACACAATGCGCGCCGCAAAGCTGATGCCGTGCTCGCCGTCCATCACCCGCACGCGCTTCCCCGGCATGTAGTTGTCCCAGCTCTGTCCCGTCATGCGGTGCAGGTCAATCGCCTTCGCGGTATAGGTGATGTATGGGTTTTTGTACCCTTCCAGCACGGCCGCCGCCCGCGCTTTCAGCACCGCCGCGTCCTCGATGCGCGTGTCCGCGTATACGCTGCATTTGATGCCCCATGTGCTTGCCGTGTCCGCGTCCAGATAGGGCACGCCCCCGTTGACGCTGCGGATGTTCAGCTGGTTCACGCCCTCGCCGTATCCCAACGGATACAGCCGCGTCACCAGTGCGCTGGCATCCATGGTCTTTTCAATGCCCACCAGATTCCGGGCGTAGTGGATGCCGCAGCCGTCGCTTGCGTCCGCCTTCCGTAGACTTACCACCCACGGCGTGGCGCTGGTGTCAAAATCCCATGTGTATTCCTCCGTCAGCACCTCGCCCAAACTCAGCAGCGCGCTGAGCAGCGACACGTTCTCGAATTTGTATTGATATTCGTCGCCGAACGCCACCGTGCCCAGTGCCCAGCGCTTCACCGCCTGCTGGTCAAGGATGTATTGCATCACCTGCCTGGTAGTGATGCCCTCGCCGCCGATTTCATGGTAGCCAAAAAGCACGTCGTCCAGCAGCGTCGCCATCACATGCTCCACGCTGTACTCTCGCATTCCGCCCGCTGCCGTTTCCTCCGCGCTGGGCATTCCGATGATGCGGTAAATGCCCGTATCCCGGCTCCCGTCCGGCAGCCTGACCAGATTGTGCGCCTGACAGTAGACGTTTTTCGGGTCACCCGTCGGCAGGGAAAAGCTGCCCGTCCACAAATCGTTGTGCTTCAGCTCATAGCTCACCGCATCCGCGTTGTCCAGCACCGCCAGCAGCTTCCCGCCTTGGTCGTAGACAGTCACTTCGTCCATAGCTTACCACCTTCCGCGCACGCTGGCGGTGATTTTCGCTCCTGCGCTGCCGCTGCCGTAGGTCAGCGCGATCTGGATGCGCTGCAAGCCAGCATTCAGCAGGATTGGCGTGAAGCTCTCCGCATACAGCAGATAACTTGTCCCCGCGCCGTCCTGTGCGTCGATGGGCGCTTCCATGCTGATGGTCAGCTGCTTTCCCGCCGCCAGATTCATCCCGTCCAGCTTCACCTTTCCACCCATGACGTTGATGCCGGTAATCGGTGCGCTGCCCGTGTTTTGGATGGTCAGCACCAGCGGCGCAGGGTGAAACGTGTCCACCTGCACCGTCACGTCGCCCGTCGTCCCGTCTGTGATGGTCGTGCCGGTCTGCGCCGCCACCGCATAGGCGAAGGGCTGCGCGGTGAAGGTCACGCTTAGCTCGCCCCCAAACCAGTTTTTCAGGCTCCACATCGTGCTTTTGTCCACCTGCGCCAAATAGTAGCGCCCTGGCTCATAGTCCATGATGAGCCGCTGCCGTCCGCAGTCCAGCCACGCCATCAGCGCCCGCAGCTTCTCCTGCGCCTCGGTCTGCGTCGCTGGCTCCTGCGCCATCACCAGCGTCCCGGAAAAGGTCAGCCCCTTCCGCGTCGCGCCGTCCATCAGGATGCTGCCCGATACGCCCGCGATTTCGTACTCGTTCCGCTGGACCTCCGGGCTGATCTGGTGCCCGTCCTTCTCAATCCACCAGCACCCCATGTCCCGGCGGCAATGCCGCCCGTTAAAGGTAAATCCGCTTTCGTTCAGCTTCATGCCGTTCTCCTTTCTTGAGGGTATCAAAAAAGCGCCGCGCCCTTTTCGGCAATGTCATTTAGTTAAAAGTGAACAGTGAAAGTCAGCACACAGAATCAGTAAAAAAGATTGTTTGTGCTGGTTTTTATGCAAAAAAAGGTAACGGAAAGAAAGCGGAAAAGGGAATCCGCGAAAAGGACTATTCAAAAGCAAGAAATTATGATACTCTATAAGCGAAGCTGACCGAAGATTTCGGGGAAAACTTACGAGAAAGCATTCTGCCGGGGCGAATAGGTGAGATGTACCTCATAAGCAAGGCTTCAGCATTGGGTGGACTGACTTTGCCGCGGAAGAAACGCAGACAAACATGTACCGCATCAGAAAAAGAAACTTTGTAAGCGTGTTTCTTTTTTCCTTGCTGAATGACTACGGATTGTGTAATCATTTGGCAGAAGTTGTACATGATGAGTTTTGCAAAAACTTCTTGGTAAATGAAGTCCACCTTTTTTGAATGAAGATGCAATAAAGTCACGGAATATTTCAGTTCACGAAAGGAAGTTTCAATACCCCAGCGCATCGCGTACAAGTGCTTAATTTCCTGAATAGGAAACGCATCGTTATCAAGATTTGTAATAATGGTTTCGCAGGCTGTTTCGGAGATGGGGAACCGCACAATGCGGAAATGCAGATCGAAGAATTGCGTGGGGTCAGCCTTTCTGGACTTAGCAGGGAGATAATCAAAGCGGCACTTAGAGGGGATGCGCTTGTAGTGACTTTTGTCTAAAAGCAAGCATTTCACTTCGTTTGTCTGTTTATTGGTAAGTTTCAGGTGAAAGGGAATATCAAACGTATTGGAACGCGGCAGGTTCAAGCCGGAAGCAATACCAGCACTGCCATCTTTGATACGAATCAGAAACGACCAGCCCTTTTCTTGAATATGCGCGAGGTTGTTGTAGGCTTCATAGCCCCTGTCAGCCAGCAGCAGGACGTTTTTCGTCTCAGAACGATCCACCATGGAAGTTAAAGCAGCGGATTCGTCAGTTTTGCGGCTCTTCTGGATGATTGCATCGACGTAGATATGCTGAAGCAAATCATACATAGCGTTTATATGCAGCAAATTATAAGATTTTTGCCCGTTCGCTCCCGGATAGAAAGAGTCGGCATCTTGAGGATTAGCGGCGATTTGCAAGTCGGAACCATCGACTGCAAAAAGGCGATAGCCGTTATATGTTTTTTGTTCGCAAATACGGTCAGTAAAATGATGAAACAGCGATTCAAAAGCCGCAGGGAGAATTTTAGCCCTTTGCTGAACAAAAGCAGAAGTTGTAGGGCTTGCTGAATTCAAGTCAAAAAAATCCATCAGCTCACGATTGAGCGTTCCGCCCTGAAAGGACAAAATGGCAGCAACTACCTTTTCAAAAGGGAGCTTTCGGTTTCGAGTATTGTCTTTTCCAGGATTTCGGGAAAACTTCTGCTTTTCCGCAGCAAGTTTCTTAATTGAATCCGCCAATGTTCGCTTGACACGCCTGATAGTCACACATCTCACTCCTTGTAGTTTTGTGTCACAGTGGACACTTCCTAACTACAAGGGCCTCTTTGCTTACTTTGGTAAGCAAAGAGGCCGCACATTTTTATCCTTTTGTCAAGTGCTTTGCAAAAAAAATCCTTCTACGCGATTCTTCTACCCGCATAGGAGGTGGGTGGATTAACTAAATGACATTGCTCCGCCGCCATCCCGGCTTTTTTCACGCCTCCTGATGCTCGTCCAGCGTTTCCCGGATCTCGTCAATCCGGCTGAACGCGGTCTGCACGTTGTTCTCCAACTGGAACGTCCGCTCGACGACGGAATTGTGCTTCTCCACCTTGCGCTCCAGCTGCTCCAAGCGGTAGGACAGGAGCGCAGTCGTCTTGCTGTTGGCGAAGCAGCTGCCTGCCAGCGTGCCCAGCAGGGAAATCACGGCGACGATGATGGTGTCAAGGCTCATGCGTGTCCCCCCATGTTTTTATGATGCGGCGAAAATGTCATTCAGTTCACTGACGGCATCAGCATCAATGCACTTGTTGTAAATTCGGATGTCCATAATCGTCCCGCTTACCATGCCCCAACCGCTTTCCCAGCCGTCGACATACAGCAATTTGTCGCCCGTTTTTGCCTGCGGATAGGTCAGCTTATTGCCGTAAATCTTGTTATTATCAAGGTAGAAGGTGTAGTCGTCGCCGCTTTTCGTCACGATAAACGTGTGATAGCCGCTATCGTACACGGTCAGACCCATCTGTTCGACGTTGATGCCGAAACCGCCAGCGTTACTCACAGTAAGCATAGGGATACGTCCATCGTCCGCAAGAATATGCGAAAACGTACCTTCCACGGCTTCCATCGTTAAACCGCTGATTTCGCCGCCTTTGAATACCTGCGTATACGCTGCAACAGTTTCAAACTCGCTCGCCGTCACATACCCCTCCAAATCAATGCAGTTCGCGCTGATTTTGACCGCGCCCGCCGTCTGATTGATGACCGACACCACGTCGTCTTTGCTGACTTTCGTCCCCAGCGTGCCGCTCATGCCGTTCATCGTCTGCTTGACGATCGTAATCTCCTGCGTGTTCTTGTCGGTCGTCTTGACGTAGCTGGTCAGCGTACCATTGCCTCGATGACCTTGCCATCGCCGACGTACAACCCAACGTGGTGGCGGTCATTGCCTTTGACATGGAAGACGGCGCTGCCCGGTTTCAGTGTTTGCCCGTCCGTGCGCCTGCTGTTTTGCAGTTTGCCCTTGGCTTTGCTGTACTTATTCCACATGGTGTTGCTGCCGTGGTACATATACCCGCCAAGCTGCTTATATGCCCACCAAAACAGCCCGGAGCAGTCCGCAACACGCCGCCCGACCCACTGCTGCCCGTAGCGTATCATCTGCGCGCGGGTGGCGCTGTCCTGCGCACGCTGCGTGTGAACCTGCCCCGTGCCGCCCCAGATGTACCCCCATTTTTCCGCCAGCGCGCGGCGGAAGAGGGCGACCACCTCCGCCGCGCTGACCGTTTTTGATGCCATCGTCAATCACCACCGGGGTCAATTTCCGCTTTGCCGAGCTGTTTATACACCTGATTCACGCCCGTCGAGGCGAGCCCCGACACGATGCCGACCGCGAGCGCATTCAGCACGTCCTTCGCCGGGAAATCCGGGATGACGTACATGCCCACGATGCCCAGCACGCCGCCCGCCGCGCCCACGATGACCGGAATCAGCTCGTCCTTGATAGCGCTGATGGTCTTGCAGAGCTGCCCGATCAGGTAGGTGATGACGACAATCGCCAGCACCGTGCCCATGGTAGAGATGTCCATGATACCACTCCTTTTTGGAATTATTGTATGAAAAAACAGCCTGCACGAGGTGTGCGGCTGCTTTTCGCGGATTAAGTTGATTGCAAGTTGATGGTAAGTTGCAATTTTTAGTTTCAAACAAGGTTCAAAGATGGTTCAAAGCCGGTTACCGGATATGCCCACCATTGCGTTCCACCATGATGTCGCTGAGAAACTCCCGATTCACGGTGATGTTCGGCAGCTCATTCGCCTTCATGGTAATGACCACCTGCAAGTTCGTCGGGCAGGCATAATCCCCGTAGATGCTTTCTGCCTTTTCGGTGATGGTCTGCCCGCAGTCCTTGATTTGCTGGATTCGCTTCTCTCTGGTCATGTTCATGTTTACGCACTCCTTTCAACGTATCAAAAAAGCACCTTGCGGGGGGGCAGGGTGCTTAATATTCTTCCACGATTTCAAAGTCCTCCGGAGAGTACAGGAACGTTTCGCCGCTGTCATCCGTCACGCGGAAAAGTCCCGTCACCGAATGGTATGCGCTATATACCTTGCCGTTTTTCAGATAGATGTGGTCTGTGTCATTTACGCAGCGTACCTTCATTTCCGGCTTTTCAGGAAGTGGTGCGGCAGCTTCTTCAAGCTGACGGAGAATCATCACGTCATCTTCTTTCAGCAGCTTGTCCAGATCTTCGCGTGACATAGCGGCATACTTTGCGCGTTCTTCGTAGTCAATGTTGTCATTTTCGCGGTAAACTACTCGTTTTGCCACGTTACTTCACCTCCCTGAAAGAAAAATCGTACAACTCCGACAGATATTCCAGTGCCTTACGCTGTGCATCACCTTCATTGTAACCTGTTTTTTTGAAGCTGTCAACACGCTTGTTATAAATTGCATCAATGATTTTCGTTTTGGGTGCGCTGTACTTGTAAATCGTCCCATCATGACACAGCACATAGCCCGCCGAATACCCATTTTGCAATGCAGCGTTGATGTCTGCCGCGCTCGGCGGCATACTGCCGGGGTGGTTGTGGAACGCTACCACTTGCTCGCCTTTCTCCTTCGCCTTTTTAATGGCGTTGAAGATTTCCTCCGTGTACTCCGGCGTTCCCGGCTTGCTGCCTGTGACGGACTTCACCCACGTCTGCCTATCGCGGTTATACAGGTACAAGTCCTCGCCGTTCTGCCCGGAACGATGCTGCAGCAGTTCCTTGGCGGCTTTCAGAAACTCGCGCCGCTCTTGCGGGCTGTTCGCCATCAGGTCGAATTTGTCCGCGTATTCTCGGCTTTCAAGTACCTTGGAATCCACCGCGAACGCGCGGCTTTTCGTAATTCGTTCCTGATTGTAGAATACTTTTTCACTTTCCTCGGCGGCTTTCAGATACTTCTCCTCAAACTCCCTGAACCCCTCCGCCTTGTCCAGCCCGAAGAACTTCGCCCTGTCCTTCATGGTCTGCAACTCGTCCGCATCCAGCGCCCACTTCGCCCTTGTCAGCGCCACGCACCGGCAGTTGCAGTCCTCTTCCGGTCGCCCGAATGCGCCGGGGTATTCCGCTTTCTTGCCGTCTATCTCGAACGGCTCGCCGACTTCGCGAATCTGCCCGTCAAGGATGCGGTGATCCGTGCGCGTGTTGCCGTCCAGCACTGCATCCCACTGCTTGACGACTTGGCAGCCTTGACCCTTGGCGGCGTTGCGCGCGTCATCGGCGGATTGCTGCTGAATGCGGTGTCCTTCGGTGCGGACGATGGTCTTCGCGCGTTTGAGCGGAATGCCGGACGAAATCTGCACTTGCCGGGCAATCAGGTTGTAGTCGCTGCCGATGGAGATGCCGATGGAAATCTCCCGGCGGATGGTCTTCTTCAGCTTCTGCATATCCACGCCGAGTTCACCGTACAGCCGCCCGCTGAGCTTGCTGTCCGTGCGGACGGCGCGGGTGACGGCACGCTGGTCAATGGGGGCGAGAATCGGCATTCCCTGCTTGTGCAGGCTGTACATTGTGCCGACGTAGCCGTGCTGATAGCTGCGCGTCAGGTATTCTTCGATGGTCTGATTGCTTTTCTTGTGCAGTTCGTCCAGCGCGGCGTTGATTTGGGTTTTCATCGCCTCCTGATAGCGCTTCTGGTAGATTTTCGATTGCGTCATTTCGTCGCTTTCGAGGATGCGAATGTGGTTGTCGATGCGCCGGAGCGCCCGCTGGTACGCCTTTTCCAGTGCCTTGATGGTCTCCTGTTCATCATCGAGCATGGCTTGCAGGGCTTCCTTCTCGCTCTTGCGCATACATCCTCCATCAATACGTCCACTTTTTCCCCACAATGAACTTTTCCAGCCCATAGCGCATGGCGTCCATCAGGTGGTTGAAGTCGTCAATGGGGCTATCGAGCATCTTGCCGAACTTGTCCTTGTCCCATGTGTAGTTGCTGATTTCCGTTATGAAATTCGCGCAGCGCGGGTGGATGATGATTTCGAGATTTTGAACCCACTGGATGCCGCTGCGGATGCTGTCCGCGCCTTTCGCCGCGCTGTGTATGCGCAAGCCCATGCCGCGCAGCTCAGCAATGGATTTCGGCTCTGCGCCGTCGGCGGTGATGCTCACTTTGCCGTAGCCCATCGCCGTCACGCGCTTGGCAATCATGTCGTTCGTCAGCCCCCGTTCGTACAGCTCGTCAAAGACGTACAGGCGGCGCGCTGGAATGTCCAGCAATCCGCAGAAGAATGCCGTCGGGTCGTTGGTAAAGCCGAAGTCCAAGCCGAACACGGATTCAAGGGTGTGCGTCCGGCTGATTTCCGCCGGGTCGAACGCGGATTCCTGCCAGCGCTCGTAAATGAGCCCCTCCACAATGCCCCAGTTCCCTAAGCCAGCCACGGCGTAGCGGCGCGGGTTCGTCGCTTTCATCCGCTCAAATAGGCGTAAATCCTGCTTGTCCAGCCACTCGTTGCACTGGTAGTTCGTTGTGATGGCGAGGATGTCCGGGTCTTCTACGTCGAAAAAGCGCGCTTTCAGCCAGTGCTTCTGATTCCACGGGTTGAACGTCAGCGTGATTTGCTTGAACAGCGGCGGTGCGCATTCGCCGCGGATGGATTCATCCAGCGTGTTGAAGTCGCTCTCGTTCATGATCTCGTAGGCTTCTTCAATCCACACCCAGCACAGCACGCCGCTCTGCGCGGTGATGGAGGTCAATTTCAATGGATCATCCATGCCGCGAAAGTAGATTTTCTGCCCCGTCGGCTTGTAGGTGATTTCCAGCGGGCTTTCCTTCCAGCTCCAGAACGCCTCCACTTGCAGACGTTGAATCGCCCAGAGAAGCTGTGTGAAGCAGCTGTCGCGCAATGTGCGGTACGTTTTGCGGATGACCAGCAGGTTCGCGCCGGGGTACTTCATCATGCGGTAGATGAAATTCAGCGCCGTCGTGGTGCTTTTCTTGCTTGCGCGGCTGCCTTTGCACACGCGGTAGCGCCCCGTGAAGCGCCAGAACGCGCCGTAGCCGCGCCCGACGACATCCGGCAGGTAGATTCGCGGCTGATTAGTCGTCAAGCGCATCCTCTCCCGCCAAAATCACCGGCAGGCTGCCCGACACATCCACCCTGTCCGTGAACAGCCCGTAGCGCTTGCCCAGCAGCTCCGCCGCCTTGTTCGCGTCGCACAGCCGTGCAGGAATCTCGACGACCTTCGGTTCTTCCTTCTTCGTCGTGCGCCGGGTGGGCTTGCTGCCGCCATCGCCGGGGATGACTTCCGTCTTCTCCTCCATGCACGTCACGACGACAAATTCCTTCATCTCCCGGCGCATCACCGCCGTCAGGTATTTCAGCACTTCGTCCTGCTTGGCAATCAGCGCATCTTCCTTTTCGTCCATGCGCTTTTTGATGTTTTCAGTCACCTTAGGTTTTGTGAGGTTTTCTGCCGCAATCGCCGCCGCTGTTTTCGGGGAATATCCGGCGCGGATGGCGGCTTGCGTCGCGTTCAGGTCAATGAGGTACTCGTCGCAGAAGCGGCGCTGTTTCTCGGTCAGTCCAGCCAAGTCCACCATCCTTTCTGTGCAATGAGGAACGAACGATGCTGCGTCTCCGCGCGCAGAGGATTTCATCTCCACGGGTGGGGTACAGCGCAGTTGAGGTATAAAAAGACCCGGCGGAGACTGGCGCGTCCGTCGGGTGAGGTGATTGGAGGTTTCCATGTGCAGTATAGCATGGGGGCAATATGAAATACTATGACATTCTATGATGTGATACCGTGAGCGGCTCGGAAAACAGGACGCTGGTTTCTAAAAAATGATAAAAATTGCAAAAATTCTTTGATTCACCCATTGACACAATGAGCTTATTGTGGCATAATAGAAGAGGAAAGGAGGTGAAGCCCGGTGAGCAAGAAGGGCAAATAGCACACCTCGCCGGGAATTGCAATGGTTCAAATCTTGCTTGGTATCGCCGTTGTTTTCAGCGTCCTTGCCGTGATTTGCTTCGCGGCTGCCGCGCATATCAGAATGGCACAGAACAAAAAGTGAAAGGAGCATCATCATGTGCTACACCCCGTCGAATCCCCCTGTCGAAAGCATCCCCGCCCTCATCAAGAGCAAGCGCAAGGAGCGCGGTCTGACCCAGCGCGCCCTTGGCGAAATGTGCGGCTATACCGGCGCAAGCGCTGAACGCGTCGTGCAGCTGTGGGAGTACGGCAAGCAGTCCGTGCCGCTGGAGCGGATGCGCACCGTTGCCGCCGCGCTGGGAATCCCGGTGGATTTGCTCGTGCCGTGAGCCTCCACCGGGCGAAAAGTTCCCCTCAAGTTGGAAGAACACGCGGATTCCGGCAAGGCTACAGAAGAAAACGCATAAGCGCGGGTCGCTCCCCGCGTGGGGGCTGGATTGAAAAATATCACACACTGTTGCCAATGTCGTATACCCATAGTCGCTCCCCGTGTGGGGAGCGTGGATTGAAATACCATCGTGCAAGCCACGCAGACCACCGCCGCCAGCAGACACAGCACGCCGATTATCGCCATTTTTCTCACCTCCACGCCGCATCAAGCGTCTTTTTCCGCGTCCAGCACCTTTTGAAACGCCTCCAGCGCCTGCCCGTGCAGGGAGCAGACGTGCCGCCACGAGTAGTTCATCTCGCAGGAAATCTTCTCGAACGTCTCAAACAGCAGATACCGCCGGGAAAGCACCGCGTAATACCGCCGGTCGGTCAATTTGCCCAGCTTCGCCGCAATGTCGCGCTTCTTGTCCACCAGGCGGTCAATGTCGCGGTTGATTTCGACTTTCAGGTCAACGATTTTCGCCACCGCGTCCGCCAGACGGTCCGGCACGCCGCCGCCCCCAGACACGCCGTCTTCCCGCAGGATGGGCGTGATGCGCGTCGCCATGTCCTGCAAGCGCGCCGCGTCCGCCAGCTTGCAGGTGATTCGCTCGTCGAGAAAACGCACCTGCGACAGATACTCTTTCGCCCGCATGTTCGCCCCTCCTGAATCGCCTGTCAGCACCGCCAGCCGCCATTTTGCTTTTTCGGCGGCACTTTCGGCGGATTTTCAGCATCCTCCACCGTCTCCGGCGGATTCTTCGGGGCGTTCTCCGGCATATCTGACATATTCGGCGGATTCTCTTCTGCGACGCGCTGGGCTTCGAGCAGATAGTCGTCGCCGCGCTGGGAATACACCGCGTCCTTCGCTTGCCCCATGCCGTACACCGGGATGCGGCGCACCCGGCAGTCGTCCACCGTCGCCGCCTTGCGCAGAGCGCGGATCGCCGCGTCCAACGCCTCGTATTCGTGGAAATTCACCGCCAGCATATGCTTGCGAAGCCACGTCAGCTGCTCCAGCGCGTAGTTCTTTTCTGCCAGCGTCAGCGCCGTGCAGGGGTAGAGCGGGTCGGTGCAGGGGGATTGGTTGCTCATGTTGCTTGTCCTCCACGGTTCAGTGCTGCTTCCAGCCGATTGGCAATTTCCATCGCCGCGTCACGGAAGCGCACGTTGTAGCTCTGCGGAACGTAGTACGGGCAGTCCTGGCAGCGCTGATGCTCGCGGCAGACCGCGTTCGCACTGCCCATGCACCGGAAGTAGCAAATCAGCTTCTCCGTTGTCATGTCGCTTGCTTGCATCAGCCGTCCGCCCCTTCCTCGCTGCCCTCCGGCATCTGCTGATGGCGGAGGCGCATCTGTGCCAGACCCTGCTGTGCTTTTCCGCGGTCGCCGGGCTGTCTGCCCTCCACCACGTCGCGCAAATAGGCGTATTCGCCCACCTCGTCCGCCGTCCGAACGCCCGCATAATGCCAGTCTTGCAGGAGCGTCAGCACATACGCCATCGGGGACTTCGCGCCCGTCGCGGCGGCGCACCGGACGGCTTCGCACAGCACTGTCAGCGGCATTTGCAGCACATCCGCCGCCGAAGAGAGCCGCTGCACCTGCGCCGGGGCGGGAATCGCACCGAAATCAGACCGCCAGATGGCGGCAATCTGCTTATCGCGCGCGCGCCCGCCCGTACACGCGCGTTCCGCTTCGGTGTATTCCTCATTCTCTTCTTCTGGGTAACCCGTTTTCCCTGTTTGGTATTCTCTTTCCGTATAGTTTGGTACTATGTTACCGTTGTTACCCCCTATGTTATTATCGTAGTTACTCCCCATGTTATTATTGTAGTTACTTCGATTTTCGCAGTAACTTTGCATTTTCCCCGCTTTGCCGGGGGAATCGGGCGGAAATTCAGGGGAGAAGAAATTGATTTTGTAGGCGGGGGCGCGTTTGTTCCTGCTGCCGGGGATGAAGTCAATTAAACCGCGCTGCTTGAGGCTGTTCCGCGCCATGATGACGGCGCCCAGCTGCATGGGGCAGAGCGCGAGAAGCCGGTCATTCGCAATGCGGATGAACCCCTCCGGCCAGATGCTCCCTTGTGCGCGTCCGTTGATGATGTGCATCAGCGCATACCACACAAGGCGTTCTCCGGACGAAAGTCCTTCATCAGACGCATATTCGATGAACCGCATATGTTCCCGCACATAGTTGACAATCGGCATGGTGCTGCCCCCTTATTCTTCGCCGCCGGGCTTATCGGGAATGACGGCAAGGGTGCCATCGAGGCTGTAGCGCAGTACGTTGCACGTTTCCCCGTGGCGGTTTGTGACCTTCGCCCAGTCCCGCCGGATGGGGACACCCGCCTTCTTCAGCTCGCTGATGCGGCTTGCAAGGCGCAGGATGCCGAGGTCAAGCATCGCGTCCAGCGTGGTGATTTGTGTATTTTTTTCTGAAAGTGCTGCTGTCCACTGCATATTTTCCAATTCTGCACGGAAAGCTGTGGAGAGGAAGCATTCATGAAAACAGGCATGATTTTGCTCGCTGCTCCCGTCGCGTCTGCGGACGCGACGTTGTTACTTTCTGTTGCGACAGAAAGTAACCAAAGAACGCCCAGAGGGGGCTGCCGAATGTCGAGTCTGTGCG